CCAATCGCTTTCTTTGTAGCCTCGTCGTTTATTTTTTTTGCCTTTTAGAGGTGGCTTAGTGGTTTTAAATTTTGCTAGTTTTTTGCCTACGTATTTTTGACCTGTAGTGGTATTTGTGATGAGATAGACGAAACCTTCGTACTCGTCTGGTATAATATCTATCTCTTTGCCTTCATAAGTCCACTGCATCAATGTACTTATTATTTGCCTTTATCTTTTGCCTGCTTCTTGGTTTGATATGTGTCGTGTATCTCGTCCATACGCTCTTTTGCAAGTTTACGTATTTCACGCAACCATCTTCTACTTGCTGCGTGTGTTCGATGCGACTTGCGAGATTCAAACGCTTCATTAGATTTAAAATAGTTTATGTAAGCCTTTGTTAATTTATCGTGAGTGTCATCATCAATCATAATACTCTGCCTCCAACTTAATTGGATTATCTCCGCTTGCATACGCTGCAACTTTAGTAGTACAATCTCCGCCTATGCCTTTTAATAATGCTCTTTCTAGTTTTGCTTGCCTGTATGTTAGATCGTGATTTATTTCTTTGATCATATCACTGGACATAAGTCCTTTAACAGTTTGCAATGCAATTATACCTTGTCCTACAGCTGGTACAATTGGTAATCTAGTATATTCTCTATCAATGCCAAGTGCTTGAAGTCCAGCTTCTGCTAATATTATAGCATCATACTCGCCGTTGTCAAGTTTTTCTAGTCTAGTATCTATATTTCCTCTAATAGGTTTAATAACAACATTTAAATTAGAATATAATTCTTCTAGTTGTGCTTTGCGTCTTGGACTACTAGTGCCTAAAACACAGCCGTCAAACACATTGCCTAATAATACATCGTGCGGACTGTTACGTTCTAGTACAGCACCAATTTCTAATAGCGGATGTTCAACATCGCCGGGCATATCTTTTAAACTGTGTACGGCAACGTCAATAGTACCATTTAATAATTCTTGCTCTAGTGCAGTACAAAATACACCTTTGCCTCCTATTTCATTAATAGGAACGTTAGGGTTTAAATCTCCCGCACTATTAATAATAATAATTTCTGTATCGTAAGAAAGTGCATTACATACCCGTTCAGCGTATGCTAGTGCAAGTTTACTTCCTCTTGTTCCAACTTTTAGTTTCATTCTACAATGTCAATATCATTCTCATATGATGTAAAGCCGTTTTCCTTAACAACTTTCATAACATAGTTAACACGACCAACTAGTTCGTCTTTGTGCGAGATAAGGAATACGTTCTTGTCGCCTTCTCTGCCCATCTTCTTAAGAACACCTAGTGAATTTTCAACACCAGCAGTATCCATACCACTGTCAATAAGTTCATCGATAAACAACAAGTTAATTTTTTGATATAAACTTTCCCAAACATCACGGAATGCAAAACTCATACCGAGTATAAGTCTGTTACGTTCACCTCTACTCAAATTATCAAAGTCTAAGTCCTGTCCTAGCTGTGTAATTTCAACAGCAAGATCGTTTTGGAACACAACTTGATGCGGTAATCCTAGTTTATCTAAGTAATATGTAAGTCTATTGTTTAAGTATGCTAAGTTTTGATCGATAATCTTCTTACGAATAAAGCTATCTTTGTTAGTAAGTAGTTTTAGTAAAAAGTCTTGATGTTCTTTATAATCAGTAAGATCATTAACTGGTGTCCAGTCAATTTCTTGCATTGCTGTATTATTTAATTCATCAATTTGTGTTTGATACGGATCGACATCGTCCTGTTTGTTAGCAAGTGCCTGTTTTAAACTATCAACGTTTTGTCTGTGATCATATGCTTCCTTAGCAGTGTCATAAAACACAGTAGGCTTACCGTTGATATCACCAATATCTTCAAGACTCTTTGTAACATCAACTACCTTGACAGAAACTTCAGTCTGATATGCAATTGCATCAGCAAGCTCTTTATCTTTGCGAGTTGCAATCTCTGCTTTTTTATCTGCGTGAAGTTCTTGACCACACGTATAACAAGTTGCATCTTCTAGATCTGCAATATCTTTATTTGCCTTTTCGACACTCCTGTCAGCACGTACTAGTGCCGGTTCTAATGTGCTTAATTCTTTTTTAAAGGATAAAATAGCATTATTATGCTTGGTCCAGTTTGATAATTTTTCGTGTGCTTCTAATTCTGTGTCAATATCTAATTTTTCTAATTCAGTAATACCTAACCGTAACTTATCACAGTCTTTCTCCTTCTTAGAAAGCCAAGCACGTTGTGTACGACTTAAACTATCAACAGTTGTTTGTATTTTTTCGTTTGCACTTTGAATAGCGTTAATTTTTAATGTTTCTTCGGTGATTGCATCTTTAGTTTGCTTAGTTTGCTCTTTAAGTGCATCAGCCTTTTCACTAAGGATAGTAATACCAAGCAGTTGTTCGATGATAGCACGTTGATCATTTTGACGCATACTTAAAAACGGCTCGGTATATGTGTTTAATGCAACAATATGCTTAAACATATCGTGACTCATATCTAATAAGTCGTTAATAAACTCTTGCGTCTTGCGACTGTCGCCTTGCGACTCGTCTGTCATTTCTTGTTCTTGTTCGTCTACAAAAAACTTTAATAGGTTAGGTCCACGTCCACGTTCAACACGATAATCAACATTGTTCTTTTCAAAATGTAGCGTAACAAGCATACCTTTTGAGTTTGTTTTGTTAATTAAGTTGTTGGCTCTAATATTTGTAAGAGCTTTTCCGTACAATGCATATGATAATGCATTAATAATAGTAGTTTTGCCGGTACCATTACGTGATCCGCTGTCGTCGCCTCCTTGATCTAGATTTTCTCCTAGCACAAGTGTTAGTTGCTCACGGTCAAAGTCAACCGCCTGAGTCTGATTACCCACACTCATAAAGTTACGTACTGTTAGATCTTTAATTTTTATCATAGTTCGTTGTAAATGTCCATTAGCGTCTTCTTATTGAAGTTGTCTGAGTCGATTGCGGCAATTTCACCAGCAACAATTTGATCGACACTTTCAAATTGTTGGATATCTAGTTGTGTACTAATTTCCTCTAATGACTTTTGAGGAATTAAACTAATTTCACGGCAGTGGTATTGATTGATAAACGTTTCTTTGATAAAACTTGCTTCTTCATAACTAATAGGCAAGTCTAAGTTAACCCGTAGATACATATTAGGTTTGATAAATGAATCTGCTTCATCAATTAACTGACTTAGTTTAACTGTACGATACTTAGGACAATTTTCCCAGTTAAGATATTCGGGTTCTTTATTGTTTTCGCGATCGAGTATCATCATTCCTCGATCATCGTCCCACGCATCTGCATAGTTGTGCGGAAATGCATTACCTAAGTAATGTACTACGCCTTGTTGCTGACGTTTGTGGAAATGTCCACTAAAAACATAAGACTGATTAGCAAAGTCTTCTGCTCTAAGCTCTCCGTGGTCGGGCATTTGTACCATAGCATTCATATAGAAGCTAGGTAACTCGAAATGTCCAAATACATACTTGCTTTTTAGCTTGCGTAGCTTCTTCCATTCGTCGCCTACAAGCCAAGGTACAATAGTTACGTCTTCAATTGTGGTAATTTCATCTACAAACGTAATACCTGGAATATGTTTTGCAAATGCTGTACTATTAACGTCACGTTTGTCTTTATAATACAAATCGTGGTTGCCATCAAAGAAGAAAAACTGATCAAATGCTTTGCCTAGCTTTTCCATACTACGGATTGTTGCATCCATAGTAGTAAGATTAAGACTATTTCTGTTATGATGCCAGTCTCCGCAGAAGATACCAGTTTCGCAACCGGCAGCTTGTGCTTGTTCTATGTACCAATCAATAAAATCTTCACAGTCTTGATTATGTACTTTACTATTACCTTTTAATCCAAAGTGTATGTCTGTAAAGACAGCTGCTTTTTTAAACACGAATAGTTCTCCATATTAATTAACTTATATAATACTATCTCTTATAGTAAATGTCAAGTGTTTTTGGCTGCTTGTTCTGCTTGTTCGCGTTTCATTGCGGCATCCCACTCTGCGTTATGCTGCCTAGTATAACTAGGGTTCATATCGTTCATTTCTAAGATGTCGTCTCTGATGTTTTGGTTGCGTTTTTCAAGGTTAATAACTCTGACAAACGAATTGGTAACGGCGGCTGTGTAATAAGCGAATGGATTGTTGGACTTTGATTCATCAAACTGTAGACCAATTTGTGATAATTGTAGTATTGCCTGTCCTCGCATTTCATCGTTGTATGTATATCCACGTACATTTCCTCTAGTTGCATAACGTTCACATAATTTCATCCACATACGAGCAAGTTCGTTAGTTGCTCTAGCGTGTTTCATACTAAAGTGCCCGTTGTCCATTCCACCTTCCCAATGGCTTTTACCAACTAAAACTAATTCGCCTTCATCATTAAATTTATAATGGTTGAAAGGAGGAAAATTTAGTTTTACTTTAGTGTCTGCTATAGTCTTTGGGTTCTTTTTACGACCAGGCTCTTCTGGAATGTGATCAAAGGTCATAATACGAAAGATTAGTTCTTCTTTAGTAATTTTACGATAATCTACCTCACATTCTGCTTGTTTTACCTTTTCACCAGCAAGTTTACGTGCATCAAAATCAGCTAATGTTAGCCTTTTTGCTTTGTTACGCTTTGCTTCGGCAATAGTACGGATGTTTATTTTGTCCAAATCGGTTAATATAATGTCATATTGGTTGTATTCGGGTTCTATAAAACTACAAAAACTAGTCTTGGACTTATGAATCTCTTTTAACATATCTTTATTATTAAGATAATTTACTTTTCTCATTTATTTCTCCAGGTTATTACTCTATTATAAACTACGTATATAATTTTGTCAACTAAATACTTGTAGGAGATTACCATTATGTTAAAACCAAATTTAAAAAGTATTGTACAATCTAACGTTAAAAACTTTACAGATGATTTAGAAAGTAAAGCTGCTGGGTTAAAAAGCAATCTTATTAATTCCGCAGTTGACAGTCTTGGACTAGGCGGCGCCGGCGGATTGTTAAAAGCACTTTTAGGCGGCCCAAGTTCACAGCCGCAATTAAAATCACTTGTTAAAGCTGGCTCTGCCCAAGAAACCAACGACTGGCGAGTTAAGCTAAGTATACCAAGCACGTTTGGCGCACCTGAAATATTAAAACCTTTAGTGGAAACCAACGGTTTAGTTTTTCCATACACTCCTACAATATTAATTCAACACACTGCTAATTATGATGCATTATCTCCTACACATAGTAATTATCCTTTTCCGCAATACCAGAACAGTCAAGTTGAAGATTTAGTAATTACAGGAGACTTTTTCTGTGAAAACGCAAAAGATGCACAGTACTGGACAGCAATGGTTCATTATCTAAGAAGTGCAACAAAAATGAATTACGGAGCAGACGCCAATTCAGGAACTCCACCTCCAATTGTGAAACTAACTGGATATGGAGATTTTGTATTTCCTAACGTTCCTGTATTAATACGAAATTTTACAGTTGACTTACCGGCAGACGTAGACTATATTAAAACACAAATTATTGGTGACGTAAGCATTAACGACGGTACTGTAAACGTTGAGATTCCTGGCAAAGCAGGATGGGCGCCAGTACAAAGTCAAGTATCAATTACAGTTACACCAATATACTCAAGAGCCAAAACATCGCAGTTTAGTTTAAATTCTTTTGTTAACGGAGACTACTTAGGCGGCAGCGGCAACGGTGGAGGATTTATCTAATGGCATCATACGGATCACAAAGCCCTTGGGCTAAAACAAAAATAAAAAATAATCAATACTTAGATGTACTAACAATTAGGCCAGTACCAAAACAAGACGACGATGTACTTTATGAAGTACAACCTCAATTTACACACAGGCCTGACTTGTTAGCATATTCAGTTTACGGGTCATCAAAACTTTGGTGGGTATTTGCACAAAGAAATATGGATATTTTAAAAGATCCAGTATTTGACTTAGTACCGGGAATAAAAATATACTTGCCAAAACAAAATGAATTACAAAAGTTTTTAGGATATTAATTAAATGGTTAATAGACTTACAAAAATACCAGGAGCATTAGCTGAATATGCATCAAGAACTGCATCTGATGGATATCTTGAGTTAGAGAAGAGTGTAAAAGCTAGCCTTAGTAACCCTATTAATGTTATTACTAAGGCTCAAGACTCAGTTGAAGACCTAAAAGCTTCTGCTACTCAAGCACTGACTCCTGACACTGCTACCACTGGTAGTTATGACGAAGTACTGCCTCAAAAAACAAACATTACTCCTAATTCGGTACTTGGTGCTACTGAAAATGTATTAAAAACATTTGCAAGTTTTAACTATAATATAACTCTTGCGTGTTTAAGCACTAACGAACTAAATTTTCCAGAAAGTACATACAGGAATGGAGGCACACCAGAAGTAACTGTACTACGTTCTGGAGGCGAAGGTTCTGGAACAACAAAGGCGCTTATTGCTGATGAAACAAGTACAGCTAAATTAGAATATTTTATTGATGAAGTAGAAATGCAAGCAATTATTGCTCCTACTTCACAAACTCGAACTTCAAATGCAACCTCATTTTCCTTTAAAGTAAACGAGCCATACAGTATGGGATTATTTTTACAATCAATGATGGTAGCTGCATTAAAAGCCGGACACCGTGATTATTTAAAAGCACCTTATGCATTAATTATTGATTTTAAAGGATTTGGCGATGACGGCCAGCCGCATAGCGCCGGAGCATTAGCTCGACGAGTGTTTCCAATAAAACTTGCTAACATAGATTTTGCTGCAAACGCCGGCGGCAGCGAATATAATGTTTCTGCATTTGCTTGGAACGAATCTGCGTTAAGTAATGTTACTCAGTATACTAAGTCTGATATGTCAATAACTGGCGACACTGTTCTTGAATTACTACAAAAAGGTCCTACTAGTTTAACTAATGAGATAAACAAACGTATTAGAACAGTAGCTGAAGGCCAAACTACTCCTGCAACTAAAGATGAATATTTTATTATGTTTCCTGAAGAACTGCAATCTAGTTTAGGGATAAGCAATCTACAAGGTGGTCCAGAAAGTCAGGCTGCTACAATGACAGCTGAAGAATTTTATAAGAAGAAAAAAGGGTTAGATAACTTTAATAATTTAGACCCACAGGGCAGAGCCAACATACAAGAAGAATTTGATAGATTTAAAGAACTCTATGTAACAAATAATAATATTTCCTCTAACATTAGAAGATTTGCTGAAAGTGCAGAATTGTCTAACAAAATAGGAAATTCTGTAATAGCTCAATCTATGGCAGAAGGCGGAGCAGTACCATTTGGAGCAGAAGCTTACGTAAAGGATGAAAACGGTAATTTTAAAACAGACGAAGTTACAATATCAAAAAACTTTAGAACCTTAACGTTTCCAAAAAATACTAGTATTGAACAAATTATTGAAGAAGTTGTTACGTTGTGTGCTTATGCAAAAGAAGCTGCTACCCAGCTTAAAACCGACGGCGACGGAATGATAGATTGGTTTAGAGTACATACCCAAACATTTTTAATACCCGACGAGTCTGTAAGACAAGCAACAGGTGAAAATCCTAAAGTATTTGTTTATGCAGTAGTTCCTTATAAAGTCCATAGTAGTGCGTTTAGTGGTACTTCACAACCTTCGGTTGGATTAGAAAAACGTAAAAAGCAAGCAGCAAAGCGATATGATTATATCTATAGTGGAAAAAATGACGATATTATAGATTTTGAAATTAATTTTAATAATGCTTTTTTTAATGCATTGCAGCCTAATATAAACGGTAGTGGCGATGCAAAAAATATTGCTAGAAACGGCGCAAATGCCAGTACTCCAGAAACTTATGTGCCGGCAAGCGGTAATACCGAAGGTAGTGGATTTTCTGATCCAGCTACACAAGAAGGTACTGATAATCCTGGTTCAGGTGGCGGCGGCGGTGCAGCAATGGAATCACCAGCAGTCAAGGTTGCAAGAATGTTTAATGACGCAATAGTAAATAGTGCTGTTGATATGATCACGATGGATTTAACAGTTTTAGGAGATCCTTATTATCTAGCAGATAGTGGTATAGGAAATTATAGTTCACCTGCCGCAGCTAGAGGATACACTGGTGACGGGTCAATGGATTATCAACGTAGCGAAGTTGAAGTAGATGTTAATTTTAGAACACCAATTGATTATGACGATACTTCAGGTGGAATGATATTTCCTCGAAGAGGCACAGAGCCTGTAGGACAGTTTAGTGGTCTGTATAAAGTACTAACGGTTCAAAATAATTTTTCAGGCGGAAAGTTTACTCAAGTTTTAAGTTTGCTTAGAAGGAAAAAACAAGAAGACTCGAATATTGCTGGAGTATCAGGCGATGAAAATAAAGCAGTAGTATCAGGGCCTGAAGGGAATGTAGACAAAAATGTTGTACCACCAGCATCAAATAGTGACAATACTGAAGCTCCGCCCCCGGCTTCAGGTAATCAACAGTAATTAGGACTTTTTAATATGGCAGTAGACGGACGTTCAAGTAGACAATCACTAGTAATAAGTCCCGGACCTTATGAAGCTCTTGTAGTATCTCATTTAGATCCTAAAAGAATGGGAACGTTGCAAGTTGAGTTGTTAAAAAATACAGCAGCAGGTAACCAGTCAGAGCAGTCTGGACAAATTGTTACAGTTCAATATATGACTCCGTTTGCAGGAGTAACACCAATTGATGCAACAACTACTAAGGATGACTTTCAAGGCACACAAAAAAGCTACGGTATGTGGATGGTGCCACCGAGTCCAGGAACAAAAGTTCTTGTTATGTTTGCAGAAGGAAATATTGCAAGAGGATACTGGATTGGTTGCATTCAAGACACATATCAAAATTGGATGACTCCAGATCCCTGGGCTGGATCAGAATATAATAATGTTGACAGTACTAAAAAACTTCCAGTTGGCGAGTATAATAAAAGATTATCTTCAGGACTTGGCACAAATCCATCAAATTATCAAAAACCAGTTAATACAGATTTTTATACTATTCTTGGTCGTCAAGGACTTGTAGACGATGACATTAGAGGTTCTGCTAATAGTTCAGGTAGACGTAATATACCAAGTAGTGTTTTTGGAATTAGTACGCCGGGTCCAAGAGATAAGCGAGACGGAGCTCCACAAAGTTCTATAGGAACTTCGGAATCTAGTACCCAAACTTTTACAAGTATTTTAGGTGGTTCTAGTTTTGTAATGGATGATGGTGATGAGCGGTATATTAGAAATTCAGCTGCTGCATCTGACGCTATGGTTTATACTGATATCATTGCTGATCCACAAGCAACTACTGGCATAAAAACTATCCCTAAAGGCGAATGTGTAAGATTGCGTACTCGTACAGGTCACCAAATTCTTATGCACAATTCAGAAGATTTAATCTATATTGGAAACGCTAAAGGTACTTCTTGGATAGAAATGACTGCTAATGGAAAAATTGATATTTTTGCACAAGATAGTATTAGTATTAGAACACAAGTTGATCTTAATATAAGTGCTGATAGAGATATTAATATGACTGCTGCCCGTGACATTAACTATAATGCAGGTAGAGATTATAAATTAACAGTTGGTCAAAATAGTGACTATAAAGTTGGCGCTAACCACAATATGGAAATAGGTGCTGATGAAAATCATTATGTTGGAGCTTCGCAAAAAATATTTGTTGGAGCAACTGGAGACTTAGTAGTAACAGGAGCGCATAAAATTACTAATCAATCTACGCTTGATATTAATACAGTTGGCGATAGAAAAGACACTCAGGCAAATTTAGATTTAAATACCGGCGGCTATAATCGTATAACTTCAGGCGGAAAAACAGAAGTAGCATCAGGTGATGATATACTAATGTCAGCTTCACCAAACATACATTTGAACGGCCCAGCTGCAACAGGAGCAGCAAATGCAGGAGCAGCATCGACAGCAGCCGTTGCAGCACCGGCTCTATGGCCAGTGCGTGTTCCAGTACACGAACCGTGGAAAGGACACGAGCATTTAGATCCTGGAACATTTGCTCCAAGTCTTACTCAAGCAAGCGGCTCACCAAGTCCTGCACTACGAGAATCTTCTCCGCTTCTTAGCACTGATGCAGATTTAACAGGCTCAGGCGCAGCAACCGGTGCGACAGTTACAGCAGCAAATACAAACGGTCCACAGACAGTTGTTCCAGGGCAGGTAGGACCAGACGGTAATCAACCTGCTAAACCTGTCGAAGTAACACTTTTACAACAATTTTTCTTAAATGAACTTATTAAGAAAATTGGACTTGATCCAGCAAATGCATTGAACTCAGCAGATCCTAATAGACTTGCTGAAGGACAAACAGCAGGCAATGCAGAAGCACTTGGTATGGCAATGGCACAGATACAAGCAGAGTGCGGATTTAAACCAAGAAGTGAAAACTTAAATTATAGAGCTAGTACACTAAGACGAGTATTTCCAACACGAGTTAGAAGTCAAGCCTTTGCAGAAGAATTAGTTGCAGCAGGTCCAGCAGCAATTGCTAATACAATGTACGGAGGACGATATGGTAATGCTCAAAATGAAGGTTATAAGTACCGTGGCAGAGGACTTATACAGTTAACTTTTAAAGATAATTATAAAACATATGGACCAAAAGGCGGCCACCCTGAAATTGTTGAAAATCCAGACTTAGTTAACGATCCAGAAATTGCTGTAAGAATTGCTTGTGCATATATCCAATCTAAAAGTGTAACTTGGACTAGTTTTGATTTTGGCGCCTTAGGACAACAGTTCCGCAGAGCAGTTGGTTATGCTGATCAAGGTGGCGCAGAAACACAAAATCGTATAGGATTAGGTAGAGGTTTTGCAAGTAAAATTATAACTGGGGATTTAGTTCCGGTAGCAAGCATTACAACGGAGCCAGCAGGTACAAATATTGAAGCTGGTAACAGAGTAGATCCTGCTGCATCTGGCCCACAATAAATTTAAGGTAAATATAGCTATGAGTACGCAAGAGAAAAAACTGTATAAAGATATAACTGTAAAGGGTAATAAACGACCTGCTATGCCCACAGCAAGTCGTGCCTACAGAGGTATCTCAACAACAAATCCTGAAAATACTGGGTTCAATCTTTATGATATTGCCCTTATAAAACAAGATATTATAAATCATTTTCATATTCGAGTAGGTGAAAAATTAGAAAATCCTGAATTTGGTACTGTTATTTGGGACGTATTATTTGAACCTATGACTGAAAATTTACGAGATGCAATTGCAAATAATGTTACAGAAATTATTAATTACGATCCTCGAGTGCAAGTAGAACAAGTTACTGTAGACACATACGAAAGCGGCATTATAATAGAATGCACACTGACTTATTTAACTTACAATATATCAGAAAGTATGCGTATGAAATTTGATGAAGATAATTCAATTTTAACTTAAAGAATTATATACGCACTTATCTAATTCTAATAAATACTGTAACACAAAAAAGGAAGCAAGTATGTCGACTACTGATAGACAAAATAGATTATTACTAGCGGAAGATTGGAAGCGAGTCTATCAGTCTTTCCGTAACGCAGATTTCCAAAGTTTCGACTTTGATAATCTACGCCGAACAATGATTTCTTATTTACGAGAAAATTATCCAGAAGACTTTAACGATTACGTAGAGTCTAGTGAATACTTAGCATTGATTGATCTTATTGCTTTCCTTGGTCAAAATATTAGCTTCCGTATTGACTTAAATGCTCGTGAAAACTTCTTAGAACTAGCAGAACGCCGTGAAAGTGTACTACGTTTAGCAAGATTGCTTTCTTATAATCCTAAACGTAACCAAGCAGCTAACGGATTACTAAAATTTGAAACTGTAAGCACTACTGAAGAATTATATGATTCTAATGGAACCAACTTATCAGGACAAACTGTGCTTTGGAATGACATTTCAAATCAAGATTGGTATGAGCAGTTTATCAAAGTTTTAAACTCTGCACTACCAGCTAATGGTGTTGTAGGACGTCCAAACAAAAAAGACACAGTAAATGGCATAAGTGCAGAACAATACAGGGTAAACGGAATTAATACCGATGTTCCGGTTTTTGGTTTTACTAAAAGTGTTGACGGCAAATCGACACAATTTGAAATTGTAAGTACTGACATTGACGATGGAACTATTTCCGAAGAAGCTCCATTACCAGGTAGTAATTTTGCGTTTCTTTATAGAGATGACGGTCAAGGTGCTGGCAGTAGTAATACTGGATTTTTTGCACATTTCCGCCAGGGTCGTTTAGATCAAGGCGACTTTAATATTTCAAAACCTTCATCTAATCAAGTAGTTGCAATTGACTCTGTTAATGTTAATAATTCCGATACTTGGTTGTATAAACTTGATAGTATTGGAAATGAATCAGAACTATGGACAAAGGTTGACGCTGTTGAAGGCAATAATATTGTTTACAATAGTTTAAGTAAAAATATAAGAAACATTTATTCGGTACTAACAAGAGTTGACGACAGGATTAGTTTAATCTTTGCGGATGGTACTTTTGGAGAATTACCAAAAGGCAATTTTAAAGTATACTACAGAGTTAGTGATAATAGAAGATTTGTAATTACTCCACAAGAAATGATTAATATCACTATTTCAATACCTTATCAAAGTAAAACTGGATCTAGTGAAAAACTTACAATTGGTTTAGAACTAAAATATAATGTTGATAATGCAACAAATTCAGAATCAAACGACGAAATAAAATCTAATGCTCCTGCAACATACTATACACAAAACAGAATGGTAACTGGCGAAGATTACCAAGTTGCTCCGTTAGCTATAAGTCAAGAAATTATTAAAGTAAAAAGTGTAAACAGAACATCAAGTGGCATCAGCAGATATTATGATTTATTAGATGCTACAGGAAAATATTCACAAACTAACCTTTATGGTAAAGATGGTATAATTTATAATCAAACACTTACTAGTAAAGAACAATTTACATTTTCAACTAAGACTGATATCGAAGGTGTTATCAAAACTCAAATTGAAAAGATATTAAAAAATTATAAAGTTAAAAACTTTTATTATTCTCAATTTGCAAAAATATTAGTAGGCGATCTTGGCGCAAGATGGAACCAAGTTACAAAAGCTACAAACATAACTACTGGGTATTTTACAGATACTGATCAAAGTAAACTTAGTACAGGATCATTTACTGCATCGACTCTGCAATACTTAGAGCCCGGAGCAATGCTTAAATTTGAAGCTCCTGCAGGATATCATTTTATGCCTGACGGGACTATTATGGCAGGCTCTGCAGACCATCCAGGTGCAACTACTTATAAGTGGACTAAAGTTGTAAGTGTATCTGGTCCAGGTATTACTAATACCACAGACGGACAAGGACCAATTATATTAAACGATATTATTCCGGGTCCAATTAACGGCGATTTGTCTACTGCTCCTCTGTTAACTGAAATTAAACCATTGTTTACTACAGAAATTGAAACGCAAATACAAACACAGATTATTGATCAAGTGTTTACTTACAAAACATTTGGACTTAGATATGACTTCCAAACAAATACTTGGCGTGTAATATTAGCAAGTGACCTTGCTACACGTTCTCCGTTTAGTACTGGTAAAACTGGTGATTTGTCTAGTCAAAATTTAGATGCAAGTTGGGTTTTATTATTTGAAACCGACGGCGAAACATATACTATTACATATAGAGGCCAGCGTTATGTATTTGAAAGTGATAAAGAAATTAGATTCTATTATGATAGTTCGGACAAGGTATATGATCCTTTAACTAATCAAATTGTAAAAGATAAAATATCATTGATGAGTATTAATACAACACCAGATGCTAGTGGTTACGGACTTTCTCCATTCACAGTTCCATTTAATTGGGAAGTAGTTGCAGAATATAGAGATAAAGAAGGCTATGTAGATAGTAAAAAAATTGAAGTTGGATTTTTTGATTCCGACGACGACGGCGTAGTTGACGACCCAGAAATTTTTGATAAATTTATAACAGAAAATTCAACTAAAAAATATATATTTTTAAAACAATATACAACTACAGACAATGTAGACGATTTTCGTTATGTTGATCAATCAACAGAGAATATTCAAGTTGTTGCAAACGAAGCGGAAGTTACTGATAACGGAGTAGGCAGTTATCCAGATAATTCAGTGTTTTATCAAATAGATAAAAATATTTTTAAAGTCTACAACACAGTTACAGAAAAATTAGAATTAACAATTTTGTACAGAGCATATCAGGGAAGAGATAAAATTATTTTCCAATACGAACACGCTGCTGACGAAAGTAGTAGAATTGATCCAAGTAGTTCAAACATAATAGATGTTTATATGCTTACAAAGCAATATGATACACTGTATAGGCAATACTTGCAAGGAGCTACTGCAACTAAACCGTTAGCTCCTAGTTCAGATTCATTGTTTGTTAATTACGGACAAGAAATTAACAAAATTAAGTCGGTATCGGATGAGGTAATTTATCATCCGGTTAAGTACAAAGTACTGTTTGGTACTGAAGCAACTGACGACTTAAAAGCAATGTTTAAAATAGTTAAAAATCCTGACAGAGTAGTAAATGAAAACGAATTAAAAGCAAATGTAATTACAGCAATAAATCAATATTTTGCAATAGAAAATTGGGAGTTTGGTGATACGTTCTTCTTTACAGAACTAAGCGCATATGTTATGACACAAGTATCGCCAGATCTAGCAGCAATGGTAATTGTACCAACACAAGAAACATTATCGTTTGGTAGTATGTTTGAAGTAAAAAGTGAAGCCGACGAAGTGTTTATTAGTTCAGCAACAGTAGCAAATATTGAAGTTGTATCGTCGCTTACAGCAACTAATTTAAAAGCATCAGGAGCACTGTATGCTGACGCTACAGCAGTACAAGGCGTTGCTAGTGCTAGTTCTAGTACTAGTGTAATATCGAGCAGTAGCTCATCAAGTGGAGGTTTAAGTTACTAATGGCATACGAAAACGATCAAAATGAATATCCTTTGCCAGCAGACGGTGATAATAATCGCAAAAGCGAATCATTACTTCCGAGATATTTTAGAACAGAAGCAAATAAAAAGTTTTTGCAATCAACACTTGACCAACTTACACAGCCAGGCGTAGCAGAAAAGTTAAATGGATACTACGGAAGACAAATATCAAAAGCATATAAAGCTAGTGATAATTATGTTGGCGATGTATCAACGCAGCGAGAAAATTTCCAATTTGAACCAGCTACTTTAATTAAAGATAATTTAGATAACGTAACTTTTTATAAAGATTACAACGACTATTTGAATCAAATTAAGAGTTTCGGCGGCAACGCAGATAATGAAGATACATTAAATGCACAAGAATTTTACGCTTGGAACCCAAATATTGATTGGGACAAAATTTCAAACTTCCGTGAATATTATTGGTTACCTTACGGTCCGCAGACTGTTAGAATTGCAGGACAAGAACGAGGAGTTGAAAGTACTATAGCAGTATCTTTAATCAATAATGTTGATAATAGTACATATAGTTTTAGTACAGATGAATTAGTAAACAATCCTACATTAATATTATATAAAGGACAAACATATACTTTTGATATTAATGCTACAGGCACGCCTCTCACAATTAAAACAAAGAGAACACTAGACACAAGTTTTAATTATAATGACGGAGTAAGTGCTCAAGGAGTTGAAAAAGGAACAATAACATTTACTGTTGGTAATTCAACTCCAGAAGTATTATATTACGTTGCTGAAAACGACATCAACAATACTGGTCTAATACAAATTAAAGATATTGAAGAAAATACAATTATTGATGTTGAAAAAGAAATTATTGGAAAAACAACATATAAATCTTCACAAGGTATTGAACTTTCAAATGGTATGAAAATAAACTTTGCAGGATTTGTAAGTCCTGCAGAATATGATCTAGGTGACTGGTATGTTGAAGGTGTTGGATCTTCTATTAAACTAATTAAAGAATCTAGTTTAGAAATCCCAGGGTCTTATACAGATAATAAAGAAGTACCGTTTGATGTAAATGCGTTTGATAGATTACCCTTTGCTAATGCAAACGGCTATCCTACTGCAAAGGATTATATTGTAATCAACCGTGGTAGTTTAGATAAGAATATGTGGACTAGGTATAATAGATGGTTCCACAAAGATGTTATTGAAAAATCAGCACTAGCAAATGGACAAACTATAAGTGCAGATCAAACTGCAAGAGCAACTAGACCAATTATTGAATTTAATGCAGGTTTAAAATTATTTAATTTTGGAACTAAGAATAAACAAAATGTAGATCTAATAGACACATTTACAAAAGATATTTTCTCAACAATTGAAGGATCAATAGGTTATAATATTGACGGAATTGATCTTGTAGATGGTATGCGAGTATTATTTACTGCTGAAGAAGATATACGAGAAGCAGGCAAGATTTTTAAAATTAAATTCATTCTGCACAAAGGTCGCAGACAGATTAGTCTTGTAGAAGAAACTGACACAGATCCTTTTGAAAACGAAACAGTGTTGGCGCTAAATGGTCAAACATACCAAGGAAAGATGTTTTATTATAACGGAACATCTTGGAACTTAACACAAGAAAAAACACAAGTTAATCAACAGCCATTATTTGACTTATTTGATAATAGTGGAAATAGTTATTCAGATGCAACATTCTATCCTAATTCTACGTTTACTGGTACTAAACTCTTTTCTTATAAATTAGGATCAGGAGTAGTTGACAGTGAACTGGGATTTGCGCTTTCTTACAGAAGTATTCAAAATATTGGTGATTTAGTATTTGATTTTAATTTATTATTAGATTCTTTTACATATACTGATACTAGTTTAGCAACAGTAACACAGCCTACTGACGTTTGTGTTTTACAAAAATATACTGATAGAACTATATTTCAGCCAGTCAATGGATGGGTTAAGGCAAATACAGAAAGTACACAGCGTGTGTTGCGTCAATATACAGTAAGTGCAAATCAGACTGATTTTGCAGTAGATATGTATAATAATAGTAGTAGCCTTACTGATTTAAATATCCGTGTTACTGTAAATAATTCACTTAAATTTGCTGGCACTGATTTTGAAATTATTACTGTAGGAACAACTAAGGTTGTAAGATTTAATAACGCATTAACTGAAAATGATATAGTTGTTTTAAGAACAAGATCGGATACTGTAAAAAACAATAACGGTGTTTATGAAGTTGCCGGAAACCTTGAACGCAATCCATTAAACAATGACGTAACGACTTTCACATTAGGCGAAGTTAACGAGCACGTATCAACAATTGTACAAGAAGCGGATAACTTTTTTGGAAGCTATCCCGGAACAGGCAATTTACGAGATTTACCTAATCTATCACAGCACGGCAGAAAATTCTTGCAGCATAGTGGTCCTACTAATTTAGCATTATATCATATTACTGATAAAAGTGCAAACATTATTAAATCACTTGATTTTGCTAGAAGAGAATATGCAAAGTTTAAAAGATTATTCTTACAAACATCCTTTGGGTTAGGATTTGACGGCACACCACAGGCACACGTTGATTTAATTTTTAAAGAATTAAATAAAAATAAAACAAGTAACCTGCCATTTTACTTTAGTGATATGGCTGCCACAGGAGCAGCACGTGAAATAAATTACGATGCAATTCCGGGAAATATCTATTATGCACTTACTAAAGTATTTGATATAACTACGCCGGGTATAGCAGCAGTTAATGTATACGTAAATGACGTACAATTAACTTACGGTAAAGATTACAAGTTTAATACAGACGGTTTCTGTGAAATTACTTCTACATTATTACCTGGCGATAAAATTAAAATATTAGAATACGAATCAACTGATGGGTCGTATGTTC